TTATCGCAGCTCCCGCTGTTTGGGGAATTGCGGCCCCCGCTCCACCAAGATACCCGTTGTTGAGGTGGATATCTTCGAGACTCGAACCAATCCCTTGTAGAGTTATTCCAGCGACTGTCGCCGAATTGATAACAAAATTCAGAATTGTGACCGCATTGTTGCCAGTGCCTACGGCCTGCGTGCCGCCCGCATCGCTCGACCCTGCTCCCACAATCTTAACGCTCGCCGTGAATACCAGCGGTGCGTTGAGATAGTAAGTACCCGCGGTCAGTAGAATCGTCCCAGGAGTCGCCGCTAGTGCATTCAGCGCGGCAAAATCAGTCGCGCCTGTCGTGTCGCCAGAGGGAGTGATAGCCACATCCGCCGCCGTCAGCACCACCGCTCCCGTGCGGCCGGCGACGCTGCGCACGGGTGCCACTGCCGATACCGTCGACTGAACAGTGGCACTACTTTGAACGACAGGCACCAACTCAGTCCCCGTCAGCGTTCCAGCCGTAGGGATGTTCGTAACAAACGTATTGAACGGTTCAGTAGCCACCCGTCACCCCGGCGTCAACGTGATCGTGCTTGCGTCATTCATGAGCGTGAATGCGCCACTGTCATCCGTGAGACTTACCCCCGCAGTGCCAGGCGTCCCACCAGCGAGTCCTGCGCCGGTCGAAAACCCCGATCCTCCTGAGAGTCCCGTCGTGCCGCCCCACAAGCCTTGTCCCACCCCATTCGCGAGGCCCATCAGCGCGGCACCGAGGATTGCTGCAGGAAAGTACCCGTCACGCTACCGCTGCCGGAATTGAGCAGCACCCGGGCGTATACGGGCGCGTACGCGTAGTTCGTCTGCACAGACCCAGTAGCGCCCACTGCCGCCGTATCAGATGTCGCGACCCACGTCACAAGAGCCGCCGCAACCGGATTCGTGGGCGAGTTCGGATCATCGAGGGTTTGCTGCACGGTGTAGTTGACCGTTCCCGATGCCGTCAACTGTATCGCTACCGGTGCCGGCGCCCAGTTATCGAAGCGCACCCAAGCGCTCGATGCCACCCCATTGGTGCCTACCGTGACCGCAGCACTTGCGGTACCGGAGACGGCCACGGAGGAAACTGTCTTATAATCCAATTGCGAAGCGGTTGATCCTCCCGCTATCAGGAATGACTCGCTTTGCACCATCCCGGCCGCATTCGTGCCCGTGATCGTGAACGTATGGGTGGTGTCGGTCGTTGTGATGAGCACCCGGCGCGGTGTATCGAGCACCGCCACGCCGCCAGTGACCGCTGCGCCGTTCAACGTCACTGCGTTTGTAGGCGTCTGCGAAAGCGCAATGTTGTACGCGCTCGCTGCCGCCAGAGGACCCACCGTGACTATGATCGGACGCATTCACTTACCTCTTAAAATGACAACGGGGGCACACCCGGCCCCCGTCTCTCCCGAAGGACCCATCAGTGACCGATCAGATCAATCCATCGATTCCGACATCTCTTTGCGCCCCGGAGCGGCAGTACCCGAATGCGCGCTTGAGAGCGGGTTCATGTTCGAGCCCGTGCGACCGCCAGACTTGCGCGGCATCCGCCCTGCGTGATGCTTCGCCTTCTCGCCCTCCACCGCGCCTACATGCACTTTGCCGCCGTGCTTGCGTTTCGCTCGGCCGCCATGCTTGCGCTCCTCGGCTTCCTTCGCGACTTTATTAGGCGCCGAGCGGTCCTCCGGATCATCGCGAACGTCTTTCTCCGCGTCGTTATCGCCTTCAGCGGGACCGCCCTCGGCCTTGTGATGCTTTTTGCCTTTCATGAATCGATTCCTCAAGGCCTAACTGGCCAAATTGATGCCCTGCGCATAAGCGATCGCCAAGGTGCCGACGCCGCTACCTGTATTCGCCGAAGTCACCACGATCTGCACATCGACCGGCCCTGCCGACTGGAACGTCGCATTCGATACGTTGTCCCAGTTCGCGATCTGCGCCGTCGTGGTCGGGGAGACGACAACCAATCCTGCCGTACTGCCTTGCACACCGGCTGCAGCAAATGCGGTCGCAGCCGTGGTGCCGGCAGTCGCGCCGATTTCGAAGGTCGTCGATGCGCCCGTCCACGCTGTCGTGACCATCATTTGCACATTGATAATCTGACTTTGTGCCGGCAGCACAAGGGTGGTCACGAAAACGCCCGCACTCTGCCCTGCGCTCGCGGCCTGCGTGACGACCTGCGCCTGATGCATGATGACGTAGCCCACGTTCGCGGTACCCGACGTGCCGCCGAGCGCCGCTAAGTTGCCGGTGCCATCGGAGTGGATGACGCCGCCCGCGAGGAAGGGGCCCGTCGTGTGCGTACCGGGGCCGATCGGGCTTCCTGCCGGATTTGGATACGATTGTCCGCCGTTGATGTCCATTAAACTTGATCCTCAGCGGTGGGGACGAGATTCATTGACGATTAAATCCTGATTATTTCCGTTGATTAACTTAAGAAGTTGGGAAAAACCCGTAAATTGCCCGAGGATTAAAATAATTGAAACTTAATCTTTGATAGCCTTTCACAAGCAAGGTGTCCGTGGTGAAGTCCACCTGCATATCCGTCTCAAACGGCACGCGGCTCATCATGGCAAGACCCGCGATGTTAGTGAGCAAGAACCACGCGTAGGAGGAGGTCAGAAAGTCGAGCACCATGTAGCCTTCCGGGATGCCGCCCGCGGTCGAGAAGATCGCGCTCACATCGTTATCCGCGGTGCCGGGGCGAAGCTCGGTCTTCATGAGTCGACTCGCGGTCGGCTCCAACTGCGGCGGCACGAGCAGCTTGCGGCCGCGCGAGAACATGCGAAGGCCGGCCTGGTCCCTGAAATTCGTGCGGATCGAGATCTGCCCGTTGAGCAAGGTCGCTTCGTTCAAATCAACTTGAATCGCGGGTGTGTTCGCGTACACGCCGCCATCGATGGGGTGACTGACTGAGCAGAGCGCGACGCCGTCGCCGCCCACGGAGGCGTTGTAGGTCGTCGCGGTGTTGAGCACATTGGCGGCGAAGATCTCCAGGGTTTGCGCGAAGGATTCGATCAGTCCTAAGTTCGAGGGATGGAACTGCGTCTTGTACAGGTTGTCATCGATCGCCTTGCGGGTGATCGCGTACCCTAACCCCAGCTCGGTGTGCTCCTGGTTGTAGATGTAGCGCTCGCCGGAGTTGTTGTCGAACTTGGTCTGTCCGCCTTCGGTTTTCAGCTGCGCCAATCCCAAATAGCGCATCTCGGCGGTGCGCTCGAGGGCCATTTTGCTGTCAAATTTTGTGAAGACCTTGTCCCATTGTTTCGGGATCTGTTCGTATTTCCCGGTCAGACCACGAAGACCTGGCAAAAGCAAGTCTTTTATAGCACCAAGATTAATTGCCATTTACGTTATCCTCGATTGACGCAGCCAGATTCTTCCAAGCGCGTCCTTTTCTAATCATGCAGACGAGCGGAACGCTAACCCCATATTCGCTAGCCAAAGCTCCGTGAGAAATCTCTTGTGCTGCGGAGCGAATCGAGATCGCTTGATCGGGAGTCAACTTTGCGCGACCGTCAGCCTTGCGTGACTTGATCTCAGGCATCGGCACATGTTTCCACGTTTCGCCGTTGCAAATGTAGTGGATATTCGTGCGGTCTATTCCGTACTTGAGACTCAAATCTCGATGGCTCAGCGTGGAGTTTCGAATTTCGACGATGTCCGTATCGGTCAACTTCGCCAACGAGTTGAAAGTGCCAGCCGATTTCTTGAATCTGCCACGCGAGATACAGTCGGCCGTATTTTCTTTTGCCGTTCCAGTGCGCAAATGCGCTGGATTGCAGCAGGATGGGTTATCGCACGCATGAAGAACCATGAGGCCATTTGGAACTGGGCCTTTGAATAATTCATGGCTCCAAATGTGGGCACCGCGCGTGCGACCACCTTCATTGACTGCGCCATACCCTTGGGAATTTCGATAGCCAGTCCAAAGCCAGCAACCACTTTCTGCGAGACGAACTCGATTGAAGAATTTCGCTTTCGCGAGATCCTCATCCGAGATGCGCTCAAATGGGACGTAGTCCTTGAGGCTAATCTCCATGATTACGCTACGACCGAGGTTAATTGGCGTGTCTCGCAATTATTAAATGCGACGATGACCGTGTTGTACGCCCCGGCCTGCGTGCCCGGCCCTCCCGGTGGGAAGAGCACCAAGCTATTCATGCGAAATGGCAGCGTCGCGGTGACAGCCGCGGTGGTGGCGGGTGTGATGAAGGCCCCCGAGAGCCCATTCGCCGCAGTGCCGGTGCCGATGTTCAAGTTCACATTCGAGCCCATCTGCGCTTGCGTCGCGCCCGTGGCATCGGACTGGACGAGAAATTGCGCGTTGGGATCATTCACGATCCACGCGGAGATGCTGCTTTGGTTGGCGCTCGTGACGTCCGATCCGGGCCAGTAGTTCGACCACACCGTGCGTTTGATCGAAGTGGACAGGTACTTGCAGGAGAGGAAGACGCCTGCGAGGGTCACCGCGCCTGCGGTGGCCGCCTGCGTGATCGTGCCATCCGAGGAGGACACGCGGATCACCGGGTCGTTCTGATAGATCGCCGCCGTGTTGTAGTCGATACCGCCATTCGGCAGTTCGAAATTCTCATACGTCGGGGCGGACCCTGTGCCGCTGGTTTGGCTGAAGCCAAAGGGGGCGCTAACGTTGGCCATTGATGGTGCTCAGATTCAGCCATCACCGCCTGGGTGTGTCCAAATCACTCGATCCGAAAGTCGTTGCGAGCACCGGGCCGCAAGGTTGCGTGTAGGTATAACCTGACAGCCACGATGTGTCAAATAGTTTCGTATGGTGGATAGTAGGTTGACAGATGCGGCCATTGGTCGCATAGTGACCGCGAATTCGCTATTTTAGTTCTAATAACTGTCCAGGAGATAAGCATGGGTGTCATTCGACAAGGCGATGTATTGCTGGTGCGGGTTAAGGGAATTCCGAAAGATGCGATTGCGCAGGAGGTCAAAGGCAACAAAGTCGTGCTCGCATTGGGCGAAGCGACTGGGCATCACCACCGTTTCGAGTTTCTTGATAAGACTCACAATGCGAAGTTGTATGTGGCGGTAGGCGGCGCGCGTTACCTTGATGTTTCGGCACCCTCTGATTTGCTGCACGAGGAGCATTCCACGGCGCCAGTACCTGCGGGGAAGTGGCTCGTGCCACAGCAGGTGGAATACACTCCGCAAGCATTGCGCAACGTGGCCGATTGAAAAAAGGAAGGAAGTTAAGCATGAAAAAAGTTGCAAGGATTGATTCGCTGGCGCCAGAACAAACCGCTCGCTTCGATGAATGGGTAGATAAATGGATCGAGATCGGCCTGCGCACCGCACCGGCTGATCGGTCGCGTTTCGAGGCGGCGGTGGAGAAATGCTATCGATACGCCGATATTCCTTGGCACGGCAATGTCGTGTGGGTGTCATCGCCTCTTGTCATGGCGTTCGCCGCGCCAACTGCCGCACTGCTGATTGAATTGATTAAGAAGCAACCGCGCGATGCTGTTGGCGGTGCTGTTCGCGATGCTGTTCACGGTGCTGTTGGCGGTGCTGTTGACGGTGCTGTTCACCGTGCTGTTGACGGTGCTGTTGACGGTGCTGTTCACCGTGCTGTTGACGGTGCTGTTCACGATGCTGTTAGCGGTGCTGTTCGCGATGCTGTTGACGATGCTG